TTGCAAGAAAACATTACAGATATTATGTATAAGCAACGCGATGTATTCAAAGCAGTTCAAGTCGAAAGCAACGGTATTCCCGACACAGTGGTACCAGAAGGTGTTACGCTTGTTTGCTCACCGAAATGTGCAGAGTTTGGTAAAGCTCCTACCCGGTATCTAAAACCAGGCAAGACAATCTTAGAACGAGCAAATGTTTTAAAGTTTGTTATTAGTGCAGATCCCAATACTCCGTACAACACAGTCCCTGACTGGGCATTGGAATGGAAAGCTAACACAGGTAAGGATATTTACTGTTCTCCGATGAATGTGTACAACGACTTCCCTCAAAAGATTAAACTGTTACGTGCTGAAAAGGGCGCAATCAGTATAGCAGAACGAAGTACTGTAGATGAAGTAATTTCTTGGTGGGAGCCCGGCCTTTTAAATATGGCCAAGAACGAAGCTAATCACAAGTATGTTGGGCAGTACTGTATGCAAAATGGACTCATTATGCAAACTCAGATGCACTTGTTTGCAGCACTAGCATAATGATAGAGACACATAAAAGAACCATAGTACGAATGATAACATACCGACTAACGGCGTGGTTATTCACAATATTATGGACATATTTGTTAATAGGCGATATCGGAAAATCTACTGGATTTGCAACAATCTTACACATGTTGTTGAGTATAGATTATTATATTCATGAACGAATATGGCTAAAGATTAAGTGGGGTAAGACATGAGCACGTTAGCAAACTTAATGGGCGACACTACACAATCGCCTCCAAGTCAAGATTGGGGATTACAAAATGCTACCAATTGGCATTTACAATATTGTGCAATCCCGCATAATTGTTTTTTGACCGGAAAGAAGTTGTGGCTAACTAAATGCTATAGAGGGCAACGATTATCTTCGCTGCCTACTGATATAGCTAAAATATACGAATTTTATTATATAGAAAAAACAGCGTTCCTAAAATGGAACTTCAATGGCAGAAAATAATGTTAAACAAAATTAAAAAAATCCTAGGCATCACAGCAAGTAAAGAAGCTGCAAAGTATGCAGGTGAGTCTCCTGTTATCGACCCTAAGAAGGCAGCAACTGAAGGTAAAGAACCTTGGGTAGCTGTTCTAGATACAAAAGTAGATCCGACGAATCCACGAAACGGCTTTTTTGAACTTGACTGGAACGAGTACTTTGTGTTAATGTTACGTAACAATGGTTACACAGGTGTCACTGACGAAGAACTTGTAGATCAGTGGTTTCAAGATCTTTGTAAAGAAATTGGAAATGATGAAGGTATTCCGATGGATCGTCGAGGTAGTGGTTACATCAATGTCAATAAATTAAACAACGGAAAGTCAGAGGTCTCTTAATGAAGAAAACATTTATCCATGTGGACACAGCAAACACATTTTTTCGTGCACGCCATGTCGTTCGTGGAACCCTTGAAGACAAGGTAGGCATGAGCCTTGCCACTGTCTTAATGAGTGTTCGTAAGGCATGGAAAGAGTTTAAAGGTGATCACGTTGTGTTTCACTTAGAAGGGCGAAGCTGGCGGAAAAAGGTGTATGCTCCGTATAAGCGTCAACGTACCGATGCCCGTGCAAAGCATACCGCAGCAGAACAAGAAGAAGATAAATTGTTTTGGGAAACGTTTGACGATTTTAAAAACTTTATTATTGAAAAAACAAATTGCTCTGTTTTGCAAAATCCGGAGCTCGAAGCTGACGATACTATTGCAGGATTTATTCAAGCACATCCGGAAGATGATCATGTTATTATCAGCACAGACGGTGACTTTGCACAGTTAATCGCAGTTAATGTTAAGCAATATAACGGTGTATCGAAAATTACTACCACACACGAAGGTTACTTCGATGAAAATGGCAAACGTGTTAAGGATAGCAAGACCGGACTACTAAAGCCCGAACCTGATCCTCAATGGTTGTTATTTGAAAAGTGTATGCGCGGAGATACTAGCGATAATATTTTCTCTGCATATCCAGGTGTTCGCGAAAAGGGCAGTAAGAACAAAGTCGGGCTACGCGAAGCATTTGGAGATCGTGATAAGAAAGGTTGGGCATGGAATAATATGATGCTACAGCGATGGACTGATCACGAAGGAGCCGAACATCGTGTGTTAGACGACTATCAACGGAACGTTGTATTATGTGACTTAACTGCACAGCCCGAAGATATTAAGAAATTAATGGTCGAAACAGTCCAAGCAGAGATTGATAAACAAAAGAACGTTGCTCAAGTTGGTGTAAGACTGATGAAGTTTTGTGCCCAATACGATCTACAAAAAATTAGCGAGCAAGCACAAAGCTATGCCGACCCATTAAACGCAAGGTACCACTCATGATCGCAGCAGTTGCAAAAGTATTAGTTCCAAACAAGTTTTGGATTATCGAAACCGACGGTGAAAAAGTCGGAACTCTTAGTAAAGATAAAAAGGGTTATAGCTTTCTATATCGTGGACAAAAAATCGAAGTCGGAGATCTTACAGAGATTAAAGAACGGTTCGGAATTACACTTGATCAATCAGTTGTAAAGAAAGAACCTAAGATAAAAGATCTTCCGCAGGATATTTACGGCTTTCCAATGAACGGAAAAGCATACGGACCGTTGTGGAATGTAAAGAAGCACTTGCCGATATATGCAAAGAGCAGCAAAAGTAAAAGTTTATATTGTGCAGGTTACTATGTAATCCGTTTCAAGAAAGGATGGGTTAAAAGCTTCTGTCCCAAACTAATTACACTGGAACGCTACGATTTTAAGGGTCCTTTTAAGACTGAATTAGAAATGCGTACTATTTTAAACAATGTATCAAGGGACAGCAATGCAACCGCTTAATACAATACCCATCGAAATGTTCTTGGAAAAGGCTCGAATTGCACGAAAAAGCGGTCAGAAAACGTTAAATTTGCCTATAAACGACATCATTATGCTAGAAGAAAGTTTAGCAGTAGTAATGACACGTTTAGCAGGTGAATTAGATGCAATTGCGTTAAGTGTGCAACAAACCGGTGATGTCTCTATTAAGTTTGATGGCGGTACACTCTAAGTGCACATCTGGTAAATTAAGATAAATAACTGCGTATATAAGAGAATACGCAGAATGGAAAAAACTTTTAAACCTACATGGTTATATTTAAAACAACATAATATAACTGGGCTAAAATACTTCGGTAAGACTATCCAAGATCCGGAAAAATATCTCGGATCTGGCATTGTTTGGACTCGTCACCTTAAAAAGCACGGGCGTGATATCGCCACTATTTGGTCTAAACTGTTTACAGATAAAGATGAATTAACACAATTTGCACTGCAATATTCAAAAGAGCATAATATTGTAGAATCGAAAGATTACGCAAACCTAAAACCAGAAGACGGGTTAATGGGAGGTGATACCGGAATTACAGAAAACGGTAGACATATCTTAAGCGAAAATTCAAAAAATCGCAAACATTCTGAAGAAACTAAACAAAAAATTAAAGCAGCGAGAAAACTCCAGAGTAATCCAATGTCTGGAAAAACCCATTCTGAAGAAACTATAGAAAAAATTCGACAAAAGAGAGCATTGCAACTAATGCCAATTGGTCGAAAAATGTCTGAAGAATCAAAAAGAAAAATATCAGAATCTCAAAAATCTAGGTATTCAAAAAGGGGAATCTCGTGAGCCGACCAAAACCTAAAGTATTACTCGAAGTTACAAATAAAAAAACTTACAAAACTGAACAGGTTTTGGAAGCTGACGCCATTTGGGCTGTGTTTTTTCAAGGTAAGCCCGTTAACTTAAAAACCACAAGTCTAATAGGTCAGCTGGTAGGTCCAAAGTATAAAAAAGTGTCATTTTCAAATAGCGGCCACGCAATAAATCTTGCAGAAAAACTTAATAAGCTATTTGGCTGTAATGACTTTGAAGTATATAAACTAACTAGTGGCGAAGTATTAAAATAATGGACATAAAGCATCACCTCACCCAACTTGTTAGTACGCAATTGGGGTGGCCGACTGATCCAAAAGCACTTGAAAAAAATCTTGCAGTGCTTTGGATAAATCCTCGAAAAAAGGCCGTAGGTGGTATGCGACTAACCGATGCAGGGTTCAAAGTTTTTACTGATGATATGGATATGAAGAGCTACGATATAGCATTTCCGAACGAATTTACCCTCACAAATCAAGTAATGATTTGGCTAGATCGGTTCATTGACGGTCCTTATTTCCTTGATAAAAAATCCATTGTTGTGTTTAAAGAAAAAACTGCTGTGCAATTGATATTGTTTAGCGGAGATGTTCAAAAATTTGGCGTTGCTAAAGCAATGTCGCTAAAAAACGATGCTGAAGCTGCTTGACTTTCTTGTTAGGCTGTGTTATACTATATACATAGTGTAAGCAGTTAATCAACTTTTAAGGAAGAAGTAAATGGCAGAACAAACTAGTGCAAACCGCACACAAACTCCAAACGAAGCTAAGGCCGCAATTCGTACTTGTTTTAAAGTAGGACGTCCTGTGTTTTTGTGGGGTGCTCCTGGTATTGGAAAGTCCGATATTGTTAAACAAATCGCAGACGAAACAGGACGCGAAGTCGTCGATGTGCGTTTGAGCCTGTGGGAACCTACTGATATTAAGGGTATCCCATTCTTTAATCCAGATACGCGCCGCATGGAGTGGGCTTCTCCGACCGAACTTCCGTCCGATCCAGATAGTACCGCAGTGCTTTTCTTGGACGAACTTAACTCTGCTGCACCTGCTACACAAGCGGCTGCATATCAACTTATTTTGAACCGCCGAGTTGGCACTTATGTACTACCAAAAGGTGTTAGCATTGTTGCTGCCGGTAACCGTGAATCGGACAAGGGTGTTACATATCGTATGCCTGCACCGCTTGCAAATCGTTTCTTGCATCTGGAATTGAAGGTTAATCACGCCGATTGGGAACAATGGGCTGTTTTGAACAAGTGCCATGAACAAGTAGTCGGTTACTTGGGCTTCGCAAAACAAGATTTGTACGATTTTGATCCCCGTTCTTCAAGCCGTGCATTCGCAACACCACGAAGCTGGTCATTTGTATCTGATTTGCTAACAGACGAAGACCTAAGCGAAGGTACACTAACTGATTTGATCGCAGGCGCAGTGGGTGACGGTCTTGCCGTTAAGTTTATGGCACACCGTAAGGTTGCAAACCAAATGCCGAAGCCGGAAGATATCCTAAAAGGTATGGTCAAGAAACTGCAAGTTCGTGAGATCTCTGCAATGTATTCGCTAACTATTTCTCTGTGCTACGAGTTGCAAGCCGCAAATGAGAAGAAGGCAAAAGACTGGAACGATCAAGCAGACTGCTTCTTCCGTTTCATGATGGATAACTTCCCAACTGAACTAACTGTTATGGGAGCCAAAGTTGCTCTTACACAATACGGACTACCGTTCGATGCTTCTAAGCTGAAAAGCTTTGATGAGTTTCACGAAAAGTTCGGCAAGTACATTATTGCAGCAATGGAATAAGAAAGGGCCGAAAGGCCCTTGTTTACTTGACAAAACCAAAATAATGCTGTATAATAGTAATACATCAACAAGGAATATAAATGTCTAAAGTAATGAAGCAAGAGCGTGTAGGCAAGGTCGATAAAGACCGAGTATTTACGCAAGCTGAAAAGAATAAAGTTATTGAAAAGCTTGTAACTGCCCGAATTGGATTGTTGCTTCGTCATCCGTTCTTTGGCAATATGGCAACGCGGTTAACACTTGTGGATGCAAGTGATTGGTGCCCGACTATTGCAACTGACGGGCGAAACTTCTTTTACAATGTTGGCTTTGTTGATAAAATGAGCCCAAAAGTTGCAGAGTTCGGCTTCGGGCACGAAGTTCTACATAACGTATTCGATCATATGGGACGTCGTGAGAGCCGCGATCCAGTACTTTCTAATATTGCTGCCGACTTTGCCGTTAATCAAATTTGTAAGGACGAAAAGATCGGAGAATTTCCAGACTTTATGAAAGTCTATTACGATCCAAAATATCGCGACTGGTCGTATGAACAAATTTACGACGACCTGTATGAAAAGGCCGATAAGATTGATATGAGTAAGTTGGGCGAACTGCTTGACGAGCATATGGAAGATGGCGACGACAGTGAAGGCGACAGTGACCAAGACGGTGAAGGTGCTGGAAAAGGTAAAGGACGTCCGAAACTAACTGCTGAAGAACGCAAACAAATTCGTGACGAAATCAAAGAGGCGATGGTTAGTGCTGCGCAATCTGCAGGTGCTGGCAATCTACCGGCAGGTGTTGCACGTATGATTAAAGACTTTACTGAGCCAAAAATGGATTGGCGTGAGATGCTACGCATGAACATCCAAAGTATTGTCAAAAGCAACTTTAGCTTCAGTCGTCCGAACCGTAAAAGTCAAATGAGCGGAGCAATACTGCCCGGAATGATGAATGAAGATACAATTGATGTATCAGTATGCCTGGATATGAGTGGAAGTATTTCAAATGCAATGGCACGTGATATGCTCTCCGAAGTTAAAGGTATTATGGACGAATATACCGACTTCAAATTAGATCTGTGGTGTTTTGATACAAGCGTATATCAATATGCAAAATTTACCGGTGATACTGCCGATGATATTTTGAGTTACGAACCGAAGGGCGGCGGAGGAACTAGTTTCGAAGCTAACTGGGAGTTTATGAAAAATAACGATATTAATCCAAAGCGTTTCATTATGTTTACGGACGGATATCCTTGCGGAAGTTGGGGAGATGAAGATTACTGCGAAACGCTGTTTATTATTCATGGAACCGAATCCATAACTGCGCCATTCGGCCAGACTGCATATTATAAATAAAGTAGGTACATAATGTCTTTAGTAAGAGGTGAGGTAAATCCGTTAAATGCATTAGATGCACGGCGGCTAAATTACATACCAATACATTTTGCTAAAATGAGCATTGTTACCTTTCGTATAACAGAGATAGATCAGTGGATTTACCTTAACTTAGATAGTAGGTATGCTATCGCAAAAACGTTAAGAGTAAATCCAGCTATTAACAAGTTGGAAGAGATCCAAGAAATTGGGATTGAAGATTCAAAAGAACTAACTATGTTAAGTCTAGCCTGTCCATACTTGGACAAGAACAAATAGGAGAACTTAAATGGCAAAGAAAGAACAACAAGCAGCATCGGTAGCATCGGCTCCAAAGCAAGTAACTGCACCAGTAGCAGCACCAGTAGCATCGCCGGAGCAAGCGGCAGCAACACCTCCGGAACTGACTATTCAGGACCTCGGTAATCTACGGGCTATTATTGACGTTGCAAGTCAGCGCGGAGCATTCCGTGCTACTGAAATGGCTGCGGTAGGTGCAACTTTTAATAAGTTAAATGACTTCTTAAACGTAGTTGCTCCCCCAGCAGAAGCTGCACCAGCAGCCTAAGGAGATAACATATGAAACATGTTGGTAAAATGAAAAACAACGGGGCGAAGATCGTTATTGCGTACCGCACTATCCCCGGGGATTCAAAGTCTGCACTAGTAATTGGTACCCAAGCACTGATGGATTCTTATCACGATGCTCTTATGAGCTTAGTCGAATCTGAATCCGGTCAGCAAGCAAATGAACTTGCGGATGTATTATCAGTCCGTAGATTCCCAGACGGTTCAAACATGTTGCAATATGTTCATACCAACGGGTTGCTTAAAAAGGTTCCTACTACTGGTGTACTAGTTACTCCAGATAATAAAACTTCGATTCCATTAGACGAGTTGAATATCATTATCGCAGAACAGAAAGGCGTAAAGTTAGATGACTTGTCGATTAAAGACGGATCAAACTCAACAATTCCCACTATTAACGACGATGCGAAAAAATCTGCAGAAGTTATTGTAGACGAAGTCCCAGCCGAGGTAGTTGTAGATCCTGTACAAAGTCCAGCCGATCTGCGATCAAAAGCCGATGCTCTTTACAAAGAAGCTGCAAAGTTGCGTAAGGAGGCAGATGAGATTGATCCTCCCAAAAGCAAGGGTAAGAAAGTTTCTGTTACAGAAAGTGCGTAAATTGTTTAGCTAGAATTGAAAAAGCGCCTTTG